CGGCGATGATGGTGCTCCTCAAGGTCGCTCGCACGAAAGGCAAGCTCCACCGTGACTCGTGGGTGGACATCGCCGGTTACGCCGAAGTGGGTCCCCGTCTCTGGGAGGCGAAGCAGAAGCCTGAGCATGTGCAGGGCTTCGAGGAGCTGCAGAAGCAGATCCCTCGTGTATGGGGGTCGCTAGCATACGTCCCGGTCAACGTCGATGTCATAGACCAAGACGGTTACATCTGGAAATGGTCCCCTGAGAAGCGCTGGCAGTGCTGGGAGCCGGGCTATTCGGACCCAAGTCCGGGACTGAAACCCGAGCACTGGGACAAGTTCGGCCCGTTCACCGAGATTCTGGAAGGCAAATGAGTAAACGCATATTCGTATTCCCCGACACCCAGATGCCGTACGACTCACGTCGTGCGCTGAAGGCTGTAATCCGCTGCTGCGGAGACTTGCAGCCCGACGAGGTAATCCACATCGGAGATTTGGCTGACTTCCCTCAGCCGTCTCGCTGGTCGAAGGGTACCGCTGCGGAGTTCGAGGGCTCGGTGTTCGATGACGTGGAGCAGATCAAGCGCCGGTTCTTCGATCCTCTCCGTGCCGTTTACGACGGCCCGGTGGGCGTCCACGAGGGTAACCACGACCTACGGCCCCGGGAGTACCTGGCGAAGTACTCGCCGGCTCTGGCCGCGTCTGGTGCGTTCAACATTGAGACGCTCCTCGACTTCGAGGGTTTCGGGGTTGACCTGCTACCCGCGTTCAACAAGATCGCACCGGGGTGGGTCACCACCCACGGGCATCTCGGGCAGATCGCTCAGTCGAGGATCTCGGGGAACACCGCGCTCAACGCGGCGAAGAAGTTCAACACCTCGGTGGTGATGGGACATACCCACCGCCAGGGTATCGGGTCGCAGACCTACGGATTCGACGGCGAAGTCAAGAAACTCGTCACCGGAGTCGAGGTGGGCCACCTGATGGATCAGCGCCGTGCCGCTTACCTCAAGCAGGGCACGGGGAACTGGCAGATGGGCTTCGCCATCTTGACCGTAGACGGACAGCACGTCCACCCGGATCTGATCCCGATCCACCAAGGGGAGTTCACAGTCGACGGACACGTTTGGAAGGTCTGATACTTGACACATAACGCTCTATGACCACCTCCCTAACAACACAACCGAGAGGAAATATGTGAGTAGAGACATTCTGAAACTGGACAACCACATCAAGAAGGCCGCCAGATTCGTGGAACACCAGTGGCCGGGTGTCATCGAAGCCGATGACGCCGAGCAGGAAATATATGCGAGGCTGCTGGCAACGCCTGGCTCCGTGGAGAAGATCCTCGGGATGGATCACGGCGGCCAGTACCGGGCGATAGCGTGGATCGCCAATCAGATCGCTTCTAAAGAGCGTGCCGACTATGCCTATTTCAAAGGGGAGTACCGGTATTCGGTCAAAGAGGTCAAAGGGATTCTGGTCAACGGCGGTCTAAGCCGGGACAACGAACGCGGTGTTAGCGCCGAGGTCATCGACCTGCACGAGGGGTTCCGCGCTCTGCAGGAGCGGAACGACTCATACGCGCAGGCGATCTCACGAAGGTACCTGCTGTGTGAGTACGCGGAAACCCAGCAACAGAAAGACGCCCTGAAGAACGGGGTGGTTGCGCTGACCAACGAAATGAACAGGTCGAACCGGGTCAACCGATACAGCTAGGAAATTGAGTGAAAGAGAATTTCGGACGCGGGTGGGTTGATCGTGGACCCCGTCGTATGACGGACTACGAAGACATCCCCCGGAACGTAGGAAGCCATTGGGACTACTACGAGGACATCCCGACGGGCAACGACGCTAACAACCACATCTGATGAACATCTTCGACGCCAAATTCAACGGTATGGGCCGGTCTGAGATGTACCGGCACCAGCTAGTGCCGGACCTATTCCCCTATGAAAAGCCGATGCTGGTCGAGAACTGGCCAGCGGAGGACCGAGAAGCGTACTGCGGCGGAGAGTGGACGCCGGGGTACCTGAGATTAGTGAAAGAGGTTTTGTGAGCACAGATGAGATCAACTGGGGTCCGACCGGAGCGCTGATATATGAACGGACGTATAGCAGGACGAAACCGGATGGCAGCAAGGAAACTTGGCCGGAAACGGTTGAGCGAGTTGTGGACGGCAACCTTTCGCTCGTACCAGAGCGCCATCACCTCGAAGGCGAACGGGAACAGCTGATCCGTCTGATGACGGAGTTCAAGATTATCCCGGCCGGTCGTCATCTTTGGGCGTCTGGGGTGAAGAACGCTCAGCACCTGTTCAACTGCTGGGTCAGCGGATGGACGGACAAGGTGTCCGATCACTTTGCCTTTACGTTCCTACGGCTCATGGAAGGTGGGGGCGTCGGCTCCAACTACTCCAACAGCTTCCTGGCTGACTACCCGATCGTCCCGCAGGATCTTCTGGTCGACATCGTCTGTGACCCAGGGCATCCCGACTACGAGGCGATGAAGGAAGCCGGGGTTCTATCCAACGAGTACCACCCGGATTGGGTGGGCTCCTACCAGATCGAGGACAGCCGTGAAGGATGGGCAGCAGCCCTTACCGATCTCATCGACACCCACTACCGGGACGAGGTCGAGCACTACCGCCGCGTCTACGACGTGTCTCGTGTGCGTCCCGCAGGGTCGAAACTACGAACTTTCGGTGGAACAGCTAGCGGCCCTCTTCCGCTAGCTCGAATGCTGAAGGAAGTAAACAGAATCCTGGCCAGCTTGGCATTCGAGGGGTGGCGGCTCACCGGGTTGGATGCGATGGAGATCGACCACGCTATCGCGCAGTGCGTGGTGGCCGGTGGTGTTCGCCGGTCTGCCCGGATGGCGATGATGCACTGGAAAGATCCGCAGATCGGCAAGTTCATGCGGATCAAACAGGCCAGCGGTTCACACTGGACGACGAACATCTCGGTCGAGGTAGACCGGCTGTTCTGGGAGTCCTTGAGTGGCTCCGAGGGGTACATGCGGAGCCACGCCCACGAGGTTCTCACCACGATGACCAATGGCATGGTGAACAACGGAGAGCCGGGGTTCTGGGACAGCTCACTGTCCAACGTCGGGGAGCCGAATCCTGTTGTCTGCACTAATCCCTGTGGCGAGATAACCCTCGAACCGTGGGAGCCGTGCAACCTCGGTCACGTCAACCTGGCTGCGTTCGTCAAGGACAACGGGAAGGTCGACACCCTCGACCTGATCCGGGCTCATCGGCTGATGACCCGGTTCCTGATCAGAGCGACATTCTCAGATGTCGCGGACGAGAAGTCCCGAGAGGTGCTGGACCGCAATCGGCGTATCGGTGTGGGACACACCGGGGTTGCCTCGTTCCTGGCACTGACAGGACGTAAGTACTCGGAAGCCCCGAAGGACGGCAGGTTCCGGGATCTCCTGCGGGAGATGGCTCGTGAGGTGGATTACGCAGCAGAGAACTACTGCCACCAGCTCCGCATCCCGACACCGGTCAAGCGTCGGACTGTGGCACCTACCGGGACCATCTCGAAGATGCCTGGGGTTAGCGAGGGTATCCACCCGATCTTCTCCAAGTACTTCAACCGGCGCATACGGTTCTCAGAGGTAGACCCCGAACAGCGTGCCGTGGCAATGCAGTACGGCTCGGACGGTTACGACGTCCGACCGGACCTGTACGCCGCTAACACGGTGGTGGTGACCATTCCTACCAAGGACAGTCTGTTGGAGGCCACAGAGGCTATCTGGGGCCGGGGCGGGGCAGAGGAGATTGTCGAGTCGGCTGACGACTTGACACTGAACGAGATGCTCGCCTTCCAGGCGCTGTACCAGACATGCTGGGCTGACAACGCGGTGTCGTTCACCGCGAACATCCCGCAGGGTTACGAGGCCGCCAAGGTGGCTGAACAACTCACGAAGTTCGGTGGGCTGCTTAAAGGCGCAACTTTGTTCCCGGAGATGTCCATGCCACAGGCACCTTATGAGCGCCTGAGTAAGGCCGACTACGAGGCTTCCGCAGTGAAGTCCGTAGCGGACGGGGTGGATGAGGCGTGTGCGAACGGAGGGGCGTGTCCGATCCGCTGAGACACGGCCCCTTCGGAATGCCGAGAGGCTAGGCGCTACAACGCGCTTGGTGACAAGTAACCAAAACACGAAAGGAAAATATGACAATCGCAGATCCGTTCGAGTCCGCTCCCGCTTACGAAGAGGCTCAGGCCACGCCGGAATCGGTTGAGCCGACGTTCGAGGCTCCTCCGGTCGAGGAGCCGAAGAAGACCGTTGGCGGCGACGTGAAGCCTAACCTGCTGCCGCTGGATGAGGGCAAGGTGGTGCTGACCTTCAAGGGAGGTACCGGGTACGACGCTCCGTGGATCGTCATCCACGCTACGTCACTGGAAGACGCCGAGGAGCAGCTCTCTGGCGACAACGCCGCTCGTCTGGCTCGGATCATGGAGCGTGCCCAGGTTGCCGGTGGTCACTTCGTGAAGCTCGGTGGCGGCCAGAAGTCGCAGGCTGCTCCGCAGCGTCAGGCAGCTCCTGCGGCGGCTCAGCAGCCGCCTGCCGGCTCTCCTCCGTCGCCGGGTGAAGGCTGGGTCTACAAGTCGGGCAACAAGAACGGGCGTTCGTGGCAGGCCTGGATGCCGCCGCGTGGCTCGTACGAGAAGCCCGTCTTCTTCTGACGGTGCTATACAACCAGAGGTTGTCGGCGCGAAAGCGCAGCAGCTTCGCTGCAAGCGCTACTTGACACCTAACAGATGGTGAGGCCCTTCGGGGCCTCTCCTCTAGACCTGAGAGGGAGTAAATGAAACACATCAACGTATTCGGTACTGGTATCGACCCGCTAACTGGTACGTACGCGATTCTGGCTCACACCTACGGGGAGGTCCTGCTGGACTCCACCGAGGGGACTCTGGTCATCCAGGGTCACAACGGGGTTACCCAGGTCTACAACTGGGACCAAGTTTTGGCCTACATCGAATCCCCGATGACCGAAGAGGAGATCCGCCTTGTCGGAGAAGGGTAAAGACCTCATCTACGCACTGGCCTGGTGGATCTACAACCGGCTCAAGGGATTCCTCGGCGTTAGCGAGCCGGTCA